AACAGGGCGTGGCTTGTGCGCCGCTCGCCCGGCGCGGCCGGCATCGGCGTGCAGACGAAGGCGTAGCGGCGGGAAGAGTGGGCCCGGCTGGATTCGAACCAGCGACCAAAGGATTATGAGTCCCCACTTTCCGCTTTTGGCTAGACTTGCCTAGATGTCGGGTCCGGCCGATTTCCCTATATTGATCAAGCCGCACACTCTATCCCTTGTCCGGCGACAAATGGTACAGTCTAGCCAAAACCGGGCACCAAACTGGCAAACAGCTGGCAAACGGGCCAGCCGGCCGGGACCTGGGGACTGCAAAAGGGAGCCCCAATGGCGGGCCGAAAAATCCTGAGCGATGCCGGAATTCGCACGGCGATTGCGACGGCGCGAAAGACGGGGCGCGCGGTTTGGAAGGCGGACGGCGCGATACCGCGCACGCACGGCGGGCTGCAACTGCACGCACACCCCAACGGCGCGCCGCGGTGGTATTGGCGGTACTCGAAATCGGACGGCACCTCGGTGCGCGTTGCGATCGGCGCGTATGCCCCGCGGCCAATCGACGGCGCCTTCACGTTGCCGCAAGCACGCGCAGAAGTGGCGAAGCTTGCAGCGCTCTATCTGGCGCCTGAATCGCGCGACGTGAAATCGCACTTGGCGCGCGAACACGCGCGCGTGGCGGCTGAACGCGAAGCGGCGGAACGGGCGCGACGCGCAGCGCTCGCGGCCGAAACGGCGGCCGGCCGTTACACGCTCGAAAAACTGCTCGCCGCGTACGTCGCACACCTGCGCAAACAGGGCAAATCGAGCGCGCGCGCAGTCGAAAACATTTTCGCGGTCCATGTGACCAAGGCGCATCCGGTGACCGCGGCGCTGCCCGCCAATGCCGTGAACGCGCGCGAAGTCGTGACGATGCTGCGCACGCTTACGGAGGCCGGTAAGGGACGCACGGCCGCGAAGCTCCGGAGTTACTTGCGGGCAGCCTATGCACTGGCAGCGCGCGCGGCGCTCGACTCGGATGCGCCCGCCGCGTTTCTCCCGTTCAACGTGGAAGCGAACCCCGTGCAGGCGACGGCGACGCTTTCTCAGTACAACCGCGCGCTCGAGCGTGCATTGAGCGAGCCCGAACTGCGCGAGTACCTGGCGGCGCTCGAGGCGCTGCCGGACGCTCCCGCGCGTGACGCGTTGCTCTTGCTGCTGCTGCTCGGTGGCCAAAGGCCGACGCAACTGGTGCGTGCGACCGTGGCGGACGTGGACCTGCACGCGAAGCTGCTGCGCCTGCACGATCCGAAGGGCAAGCGCGCGCAGCCGCGAGTGCACACGTTACCGCTTTCCGGCGCAGCCGCAGCTGTCGTCGAGCGGTGCATCGCGCGGGCGGAAAAGCAGGGGAGCTCGTGGCTGTTTTCGTCCCACGGCCGCGCACCGCTGCGCGGGGAGACGCTTACCGAGGCGTCGCGTGATATCGCTGCGGCGCTGCTTGCGAAGCCGAAGGCCGAGCGCGTCGTGCGCGAGCGCTTCCAACTGCGCGACATTCGCCGCACGTGCGAAACGGCGCTAGCCCGCATGGGCATATCGAAGGACATTCGCGCGCAGATCCAATCGCACGGGCTCGGCGGCATTCAAGGCCGGCATTACGACCGGCACGATTACATGCCGGAGAAAACGGCCACGCTCGCTGCGTGGGCGGCGCACCTTGAGACGAAGCCCACTGCGAACGTTGCTGACATCGGCGAACAGCGCAAACGCCGCGGGCGCAGCCGATGAAGCGCAAGCCACAACGGCGAGAGGGAGTCGCGAGCAAGGCGAACGCGAGCGATCGCACGGTCGCGGCGATTCCCCACCATGCCGAACGCACCGAATCGGCCACTGCCGATCGAACGTTGAGCGACGATGAGCTCGCGCAAATTCTTGAGGTGAAGATCGAGCGCATTCCCGATCCGGATTTTCCGCAAATGGCGAGCGTCCGCGAGTCTTACGTGCTTCACTTCGGCACCGATGGACCGCCACGTCCGGCGACACCGGAAGAAGTCGCGGCCTATCGCGCGAGCATGGACGAACAGCGCATCCCTCACAGGCTCGCAAACGCGCGCCGCGGACTCGCGAAGATTGCCGGCACTCCGGAGCATCGCGACGCGGAGGTCTTGCTCAGATCCGCAGAAAGCCTTTGGCGACGCGTCGAATATTCAAGGCAGCAAGGATCGGGCGTCGAAGTCAACCGCCACGGAGACAAGCTGCTAGCGGCGCTGGATCACCTCGTCGACGTCATAGGCTTCGGATTGCGACGAATCGACGTCGTTTCGGATGTTCGTTCACGCGCCGAGGAAGAGCGGCGCCGGCGGGTTTCCGGGGCTGAAGCGACGAACAAGGTGAAGCGCAAGAAAGCTGCAGACACTCGCGCGGACGTGCGCGTGCAGATGAACGCCGAGGCGGCGGAACTCGAAAAGATGCATCCGCGATCCGGTGTAAATGCGATCCTCGCCCAGAAGCACGACGTGAGCGCCCGGACGATTCGAAACATTCGCGCAGACCCTGCCGCATCGAAAAAACGGAAGCCACGCTAAGCGTCCATTCCGTTTTCTACGCGCCACGCACTGGCGCGCCTTATTCGGCGTGTGTGTAATACCTCCATGTACGACGGTGGACTTCGCCGCAACCACGTGAACATGGAGGCACCAAATGCGCTTCGAAAAACTGCCCGAGCTCTCGCGGCGCATCGCGCAACCGAAAAGCACAATTTACTGGAGAATCGGCAAGGGCGAATTCGTTCCGCCGATCAAGCAAGGCGAGCGCGCGGCCGCGTGGATCGTCGAGGAGGTGGACGAAATCATGCGGGCCCAAGCGGCCGGCGCAAGCGGCGATGAAATTCGCGCGCTGGTCCGCAAGCTGGTTGCTGATCGCAAGGGTGGGACAGAGCGCAAGGCGGCCGCATGAGACCGCCTGACAACAAAAGAGCCGCACCGACGGAAGATCGGGCGGCTCTGGAAAAGGGTTCGCTGGCTGGCGGAACCGGAGTTAAGCCTAGCGGCGGAAGACCTGCGGCGCAAGGAAACCACGTCGAACGCAACCCCTGTCAGCGTGCGCCATCGTATGCGCCGCCCGAGGGCTGGCACGCCGCCGATCTGCTCGATTCGCTATGGAGGCGGCGGCGATGAGCGCCGACCGGCCGCTTGGCTTCCGTGTGCTCGCCGAGAAAGACGACGGCCGGACCTGCGAAGTTGTCGTCTGCGACAAGCGCGAGGACGCCGAGCGCGCTGCCGCAATGCTTCGCGCACTCGGCGGGCGGGCGCACGTCGAACCCGTTCCGGTGGCGAGTAGTGAGCCCCATTGAGATTCTGCTCAACCGCGTTGATGGCGTGCGTCAAGTCGCGGCCGGACGCTGGCGTGCTCGCTGTCCATCGCACGACGGCAAGAACACCAACGTGCTTTCGATCGGCGAAGCCGGCGACGGCACCGTCTTGGTCAAGTGCTTCCACGGGTGCAGCGCAAGCGATGTTGTTCACGCTCTCGGGCTCGAGCTCGCCGACCTCTTCCCGCATCTCGAAACTGACGTGCACGCAAGCGTCGGGCGTCGGCTTAATAAATTCGACGCCGATTCCGCCGAGCATCACCATCCCTACCGAGCGCCTTCCAAGGAATCGTACCGCCGGCCTCGGGTCGACTGGCCCGCGATGCTCATCGCCTGCGAGCGCGACATGCTGCTCGTCAAGATCATGTTGGCGCAGATCGCGCGCGGCGAGGCGGTCAATGATGTCGACGCTGAGAGCTGTCAGCAAGCCGCGACGCGCGTCTACACGGCGATCCAGGAAGCGCGCCTTGGCTGACGTGCACAAACTTTCTCCGCGCGTTGAGCGCGAGATGCGACAGCACGAGGCTTTGCTCGAGGCGGGATCGCTGCTGAAAAACGACAAGGGCAAGATTGTCCCATGCGAGCACAACGCCTATGCGCTGCTCGGGACGTCGCCTCAATTCGCGGGCTTACATTTCGACGAGTTTCTGGCGCGGCCGCGGCTGGGTAATCGAGATTGGATTGACGCCGACGACCTCGAATGTTTGCGTTGGCTGCAATCATCGCACGCACCGCGATTCACTCTCGCGCACGCACGTAACGGTGCTCGCTCACTCGCCTATTCGCGGCGTCGCGACTCGCTGCGCGCGTTCATCGAATCATTGCCAGCATGGGATGGCACACCGCGGGTCGAGCATGCCTTCTCGGACGCATGGGGTGCGCCCGACGATATGTTGACGCGCACGGCATCGCGTAATTTCTTCGTCGCCATGATCGCGCGCGCGTTGAAGCCCGGCGCGCAAGTTGACACGCTGTGGACGTTCGAGGGACCGCAAGGCAGTTACAAGTCGCGCTCGCTGCGCGAGCTCGGCGGCGACTTTCACGCGGAAATATCGGCCGCCATCGGCACGATTGATTTTCAGCGCGAGCTGCGCGGAATCTGGCTCGCGGAAATGTCGGAACTCGATTCGCTGCGCGGACGCGAGGCGTCGACCGTCAAACGCTTGCTGTCGGCGCCTGCCGATCGTTTCGTGCAGAAGTATGCACTCCACGCGGAGAGCTATCCGCGGCGCGCGGTCGCGGTCGCGAGTACGAACGAAGCCACGTATTGGCAGGACGCAACCGGCGCTCGGCGCCTCGTGCCGATCGCCTGCGGCGAGATTCGCGTCGACCTGATCGCAGCAAACCGTCTGCTGTGGTTTGCCGAAGGGCTGAACCTCTACCGCAGCGCCGCCACCTGGTGGGAATTCCCGGCCGGCATCGCCGACGAGCAGGAATCGCGTCAGCAAATCGACCCTTGGGAAGACCAGCTGCGCGCGTTCATAACGCACGGACGGCGAACCGACAGCGTGGACGGTCAGGGGCGCGCGCTTTGGCCGGACGGCTGGATCTCCTCAGCCGACGTCATGCGTGACTGGCTGCGGCTCGACGCGCACCAGCAAGGCCGCGCGTCTGGCGTGCGCCTCGGCCACGTGATGCGTCGGCTCGGCTACGCGCCGAAACGTAGCACAACCGGCGACGAGCGCGGATGGATTCCGATTTCTGACACTTCGACGGGACAGCGACGCGAAGTGTCAGACGAAGTGTCAGGCGAGTTTCCCCTGTGAATCTGACACCTCTGACACATCTGACACATAGATAGGTACGCATACATGCACGCACGCGCAGGCACGGGAGGGGGTAGAAATCGAGTGTCGGAAGTGTCGAATGTCAGATTCGCGCACGCGGCAACCGTGGAGTCTTGGCTGATCGCCGAGCTGCGCCGCGGCGGTCGGCTGCTGGCAAAACTCGTGCGCCGCGCCGAGCGGCAAAAGATACCGCGCGTCGATCTCGAGCGCGCGGCGATCCGGCTCGGCGTCGTCGATTGCGGCGCCGGCGCGTCGCGATGGTGGGGGCTACCCGTCCCTGAAGAGGAAACGCAATCACGGACACCGAAAGGATGACGATGAACACGGCAATCGAATGGTTGACACAGCAGCTCGGCCGCGGCCCGCTACCAAACACCGAGATCTTGCGCACGTCCGCGGCCGAGGGCATCAGCATGATCGACGTTCGCTCGGCTGCGCGCGATCTCGGGGTCGTCATCAACCTCGTGGCCGGCGGTGGCTCGACGACGTGGCGGCTGCCGGCGCCGACCGGCGCGCGGCCCGCCACCGCGCCCACCGCGCCGGCTGTCCCGACCGCGAGCGTGATGAGCACGCCGTCCTACGCCGCGCCAGCGCCGACCCGCGCAACCGTGGTGGCCGCGCGCCCTGCCCTCTCGTCATCGCAATGGCGCGGACGGATCCACGCGATCGTGTTGGCCGACTGCGCACGCGGTCGCGAACTGCTGGCGCTCACGCTGGCAGCGAACGCCGCAATCTCCGTCGACGAAGCGCTCGGCACGCTTCGCGCAGCACCGCGCGCACCGGGCGAAGGCGGAAGCAAGTCCACCGCGGCGGAGGTCTTCGAGCGGCGCCGCACGGAGGCGCGCGCAGCATCGCCTACCGCGCAGCAGTCGAAACCAGTTCAGGCTGCTGCGACGCGGGATGCGGCGAGCATCTACGCGCGACGTCGCGCGCAGTCACGGCGCGGCTGATGGCCATGACGACGAACATGGGCGCTGCGATGCCGGGCCATCCGCCAGCGACGCCGCCAAAGGCGCCGCCGGGCCCGCCTGGTCAGCCCGCGAAACAGCCCAAGCGGCCACCGGGAAAGATCGATGACTGAAACCTCATGAGACGGAGAAGCGCCATGCAAGGATCGAAACGTACGACGAGCTCGCCAGTCATCGAGCGGAAGCGCGAAGAGCTCGCGCAGGCAAAGATCGAGCTCGAGGAAGTGAACGCAGTGCAACCGCAAGCTGAAGAGGACGAGCGCACGGCGCGAGAAACGCTCGCGACGATCAACGCCCAAGAACGCGATCTCAACGACGAATGGCGCGCCCGCCGGGTCGAGGCAATGGGCGCATGCGACCGCGCGATAGACCGCCTGGCGAAGATCCGAGCGCGACGGAGGGACCTCGAATGCGCGGTCGCGATGCTCAAAGAGGACCTTGCCGCGAGCGATCTCGAAAGGACATTTCGCGAAGAGCACGCCGCGATCGCGGAGAAACTGCCCGAAACGCTCGCCGAGCGTGGGCAGCTGATCGAAGTCCTGGCGACGCTGGACCGCAGCATCGAAGATCGTCGCGCAAAGCAGGCAGAGAAATCGCACGCGGACGCGGCCGCCCTACTCGCTGCGCATCGGCGCGGCGAAGTGCTCGCGCCGGCGGCCAGCGCGCCAGAAAACCCGGAAGTCGGTCGATTCGTCGCGATGCGTGACGTCGCAGCCGAACAGATACGCACCCTCGGCGAGATGATCGCGGCGCTGCAGAAACGGGCACCGGAAGTTCACGCACTCTGGCGTCAGGCGCGGCTTCGCGTCGCGATGCTCGCGTTTGAAGACGCCAAGGCGACGATTGCGCCCGCTGCGTGCGAATTGCTGGCTGCTCAACGCATGGCGGGCGTGTCCGAACGAGGCAAGGTCGAGATCGTGCCCAGCGCGGGCGACGTGGACGCAGCCCTGAGCGCACTTGCAAACGAATGTCCCGAGCTCGCGATCGTCGCGCTCGAGCGGCCGACAGTCGACGATCCGGCGCACGACGTCGACGGGGACGATCAGACGCCGGCGGAAGAGCAGGCCTCGGCGTGACAACCGCCGCGCGCAAGGGCGGCGCCCAACGCCGCGCCTGGCTCACGGCCGCCGAGGTCGACGCCATCATCGCGCTCGCCGATGCCCTGCGCGTTCGTGCAGGAACACTGCTCACCGCGTGGACGGCGCACAAGGACGATACCCGGGCGACCGCATGATTGCGTTGCGCGCCTTCCTCGCGAGCCTGATGCCACCGTGGCCAGCACGTGGCCGTGCTGCTCTGAGCGTTGATCTCGAGGGCATGGATCTCAACGCTGAGCGGGCGCAGGCCGAGCACGTGCGCGTCTTCCGACCGCGCAGCACGTGGCAGGCGAAGAGCGCGGCACAGCGCGAGGGTGAGCTCGCCGGCGAGATCGATCGTCGTGCGTGGGAGCTCGCGTTCGGAGACTGGCTGCGTTATCGCCGCCAACTTCGACGCGCAATCGAAAGCGGACGGCTCGATCCGCACGATGTCGAAGCGTGGCGCCCTGGCCCGCACGGATCGCTAGGTGAGCAGCGCCGCGCCGTGCGCGACACGGTCGCGAATGGGGCGGGCGCATCGTGATCGCGCGCTCAAACCTTCGGCGCGGTGCCGATCCGTCAATCAATCGGGGCGCGATCTCGAGCGAGCCGCGGCATAGAGATCGCCTGCGTCGCGGGGTCAACATCCGGCCCGGCGATTCACTGCTATGCCGCGGCACGAGGCAGGTAGGCCATCCGGGCGGGCACCTCCGACCCCGGGCTGGCGCGACTATCTGCGAGGTCGATCTCGCGCGCGGCAGCCCAGCCGCGCAGCACGCGGCCACCCCATCTACAGACACCAGCCGAGGGCCGGCCCAGCAGCCGCGTTTGCTGGCGTGTGCTGAAGGCTTCCGGGTCCTCCGCCAGGATTGGCACCGAACGGGCGTCGCGCACGCCGTATTTTCTTTGCAAAGTAAGGCGCAAATCGCTTAACGAAGCCGCTTAACGGATGCCTGAGCAGACGGAACCATTCATGACGAAGGCCGAATTCGCCCGATTCCGCGCCGTGTCGCGCGCCGCGGTCTCGCAATGGGCAGCGGCCGGCCGCATCGTGGTGACGGCCGACGGGAAGGTCGACGTGGCCGCGTCGGTGAAGAAGCTCGCCGAGACCGGCGGCTCGAGTCGCGGCGGCAAAAACGGCGGCGGCGTGGCCGCAGCGCGACCGGAGGAGCGGCCATCGTTCGCCGGCGAGCGCGCAGCGCTCAACGGCGCGCAAGACGTTACGCTGATGCGCGCACGTACGGCGCAGGCGGCGTTCGCTGCGAAGACCTCGGAGCTCGACTATCACGAGCGCACCGGCGCGATCATGCATCGGAACCGTGTCGAGCGCGCGATCGCGGATTGCCTCGTGCCGTCGCTCGCGATTCTCGACGCGGCATCCGCGCGGCTCGCGCCTCGCCTGGTCGGACAAACCGACCTGCGCAAGATCCGCGAGATCATCGACGACGAGTTGCGATCGGCGTGCTCGGAAATCGCGAACGCAGCCGACGCGCTGGACGCCGGTGCGAACGGAACGAGGCAATGAGCGCCGAGCCAACAATCGACGGCCTCACCGACGGCTACAGCGTCGTGTGCCGAGCGTGGGCGCGCACGTTCCGGCCGCGCGACCTGTTGTCGATCGCCGAGTGGGCCGCGAAGTATCGGCGCCTCTCGGGTAAGTCAGCCGCCGAGCCCGGACCGTGGCGCAACGAACGCGTGCCGTACCTGCGCGGGATCATGGACGCGCTCGACGATCGCCATTCCGCGCCGATCGTCGTGTTCACGAAGAGCAGCCAGGTCGGCGGCACGGACATTGCGTTGAACTGGATCGGCAGAACGATCCATCAGAAGCCGGCCTCGTTCCTCGTGCTCTCGCCCACCGATAAGGTCGGCCGCAAGTGGGTTCGGCTGCGGCTCGATCCGATGATCGCGACGTGTCCGGAGCTGCGCGCGCTCGTCCCGCTCGGACGCAAGTCGAACAACAGCAACACGCTCGCCGAGAAACACTTCGATGGCGGCGCACTGGTCATCGGCTCGGCGAATATTCCCGACGACGTCGCGTCGGTCAGCGTGCCGAACCTGCTGCTCGATGAAGTCGACCGCATGCCGCTCGTGCTCGAAGACGAGGGCGATCCGGTGGAACTCGCGCTGCGCCGCTCGACCACATTCGCGCGCTCGAAGGCGTTCATGTTGAGCACTCCGACAACCGACGAGACCTCGCGTATCTGGCCGATGTGGCTCGCGTCGACGCAGGATCGATACCACGTCCCGTGCGTGCATTGCGGCGAGATGCAAGTGCTGCGCTGGCAGCAATTGAAGTGGACCGCAGGCAAGCCGTCGACCGCCGCTTACATCTGCGAAGAGTGCGGCGGCGTGATCGAAGAGCGCTCGAAGCCGGACATCCTCGCGGCCGGCGAATGGCGCGCGACGTTCCCCGAGCGCGAGGCCGAGGTCAAGGGCTTCCACGTGAACGGGCTCTATACGCCAATCGGGCTTGGCGACTCGTGGCCGAAGCACGCGGCCGCGTGGGAACGCGCGCAGGGCAAGCCCGAGCGCCTACAGGTCTTCTTCAACACGCGGCTCGGCATCGTGCACAAGGGCGAGCGTCAGAAGCTCGAGTGGGAGCAAATCTTCTCCCGCCGCGAACCGTATGCGCTGCGCACGATTCCCGCCGGCGTGCTCCGGCTCACGACGGGCAGCGACGTCCAGGCGAACCGCCTCGAGACGCAATTGCTCGGGCACGGCCGCGGCGAACGCATCACCGTGCTCGACTACATCGTGCACTACGGCGATCCGACGCGGGCGGAGGTCTGGGCTGAGCTCGACGCGTACCTCGCCGGCGAGCTGCTGAACTCCTTCGGCCTGAAGATGCACGTGGAGTGCTCGCTCGTCGATTCGAACTATCTCACCGAGGACGTGCTCGCATTCACGCGCCTGCGCAAGAGCCGGAACATCTTCGCCGCGCGCGGTTCTCCGATCGCATCGCGGCAACCGATCGGCCGCCCTTCCCTGCCGGACGTCAAGAACCGCGGGAAGGTGGACCGGCGCGGCGTCGAGCGCTACGAGGTCGGCGTCTCGCGCATCAAGCATTGGCTTTTCGAACGGCTGCGTGCGGACGAAGGAACACCCGACCAGCCGGTGCTTCCGGCGGAACGTCACATCCGGTTCAGCGACGCGCTTCCCGAGGAATACTTTCGCCAGCTCACCGCGGAGATATATGACCCGAAACAAGGCTGGATCGCGCGGGCAACCTACCACCGCAACGAAGCGCTCGACACCTTCGTGCTCGCGCGCGCCGCGGCAATGCATCACGCCGTTGCCGTGGATCGCATGCGCGAGCTCGACTGGCAACGCCTCGAGGCCCTGTACGAGCCCGCCGCGCCGCTCGCGAGCGCATCCGCTCCGGTGCTCGGCAAAGATCCGATCGCCACGGCCGGCGGATTCCTACCGGTCATGGCGAAGGTCGCAAGGTTTGCTGAGGGCAATCTATGACGGCAAGAGTGGAAGACGCAGTGCGTCGGCTCGAGCGATCGCTGCGCGACCTCGAGGACGTCGGCGGCCTGACCCGCGAATACGCGATCGCGCTGCGCGCGGCGATGGCGAAAGTCACCGCTATGGAGCGCAAGGCGCTTCGAATGGTGCGCAAGGGCATGACGCCGGCCGAGATCATCGCGATGACGCGCGTTGAATGCGATGCTGCGGCGAAGATCATCGGCGACTTCGAAGCACGGCACGGCATCTTGCCGACGATGCTCCACTGATCCGAAGGCAGAGAGAAAGCACATTCATGGCCGACAAAGAAAGTGCGTTTGTAATTCGATTCGATGGCACCGCGGGCAACCTCGCGGCCATCGTCAACGCGGTGAAGGCGCAGGTCCGCTCCGCAGCCAGCGATATCGAACGTTCGAGCGCGAACATCGAGCTCTTCAAGGGCATCGAGGCAAACCTCAAGACGGCGTCCGCCGCGTTCCTCGAGACGCGACAGAGGGTCATCGACCTGCAACGTGATCTCGACCTCGCTGGAGGGAAGGGAACCGAAGCCGGTAAGGCTCTTGCCGCCGCGCTCGGAGTCGCGACGAAGGCGGCAAACGCAGCATCCCGCGAATACAACGTCCAATCGGATGCGCTGGCGAGAGTCGGCAAGCAACTATCGGCAGCCGGCATCGACACGAAGAATCTCGCGGCCGAGCAGCAGCGGCTTGCCGCAGCGACGAAGGCGGCAGCCACGGCGGAGACCGAGCGCAGCGCGAAGTTGCTGCTCGGGCTGAAGACCTTGAAGGACGTCACGCCCGAGATCCAACGCCTGCGCGCGGCTTACAACACGTTGTCGTCGAGCGGCGTGCTATCGGTGAAGGAGCTTGCCCAAGCGCAACAACTGCTGACGACGCGCACCGCTGAGCTGCGCGGCAGCGTGACCGGCGTAGCCGTTGCGGCGAAGGAAGGCGGCACGGACCTGGCCGGATTCTTCACGCGCTCGATTCTCCCAGCGATCGGGTTGACAGCGTCGGTCGCGACCGTCGTCGGCGCACTGAAATCGGGACTCGGCGCGGCAAGGGAATTCCAGCAGGGCGTGCTCGAAATTGGCACGGTGACGAATCTGACTAAGGCGCAGCTGGACGGGCTCGGCGCCGGCGCGCGTGCACTGGCGACGCAGCTCGGACTCGACGTCAACGAAGCGCTCAAGGCCCTCTTCGAGCTGATCCGCTCCGGCGTGCCGCCGGACAACGCGCTCGAGGTTCTGCGGGTATCGGCCGAGGCGTCGAAGGCCGCGATCACCGATCTCGGCGCTGGCGTGAAGGCAGCCAATGTGCTGCTCAGCGCTGCAGGCGTTCCGGTCAAGGATCTCGGCGCGGCGCTCGACGCGGTGCTCCAGGGTGCGAAGGATGGCGGGCCGACGCTGAAGCAATTCGGCGAAAGCGCGGGCCCGCTGCTCAATGTCGCCCGCGCGGCGAATGTGCCGCTCAACGAGCTCGTCGCAACGCTCGCCGTCATGACGAACGCGACCGGCAACGCCGACCAATCGATCGCGGATCTCACCAAGATCATTGCGAAGATCGACACCGCGGAGGCACGAGAGAAGCTGCGCTCGCTCGGCATCGAGGGCACCGGCCTGGTGAACATTTTCCAGCAGATCGGCACCAAGGGCCTCGGCCTGAACGAGATTCTCGACCTCGGCGTGGCGAGCACCAGGTCGGCCGCCGGCATCGCGTCGCTTACCAACAACGCGAAGCTGCTCCCGCCCGAGCTCGACAGGGTCAGCACGTCGGCCGGCTTGGCGGCGAAGAACGTGCAGGCGTTTTTCGATTCGCCGAAGGAACGCGCGGCACGGTTCGACGCTGAAGCTCATTCATCGTTCATCGCGCTCGGCGAGCTGGCCGGTTCGTCATCGTTACTCGGAACAGCGGCAACGGCGCTGATGCATCAATTCGCCGGAATCCCGGCTGCGTTTCGGGAAGCGTCGCGTGCCGCTGACGACGAGAACAAGTCGATGCTCGACGTCGCGAGGGCCTTCCTGCAGGCCGATCCACTGCTCGCCGAGCAGGTTCGCCAGATGCTGGAAGTGTCGGGTGCGACTGAATCGGCGGCAAAGAAAACGGAGGATCTCGAGGCCGCCACCAACAGGGCGAAGGCCGCGCTGGGTGACTTCAGCGAGAAGCTACTCGCCGATGTGCAAGCGCTGCAAGCAGCATCCGCGCGCGACATCAGTGATATCGAGGCGCGCGCCACTGCCGAGATCGCAGCGCTCGATCGCGGTGCGAAGGCCCGGGCGGCGACAGCAGCGACGACGCTGCAAATCGAGACGAAGCTTGCAACCGATCGTCTGGCGATTATCGTGAAGACCGAGGCGGAGGTCACCGCGGCGCTCGACAAGGCTGCAGCGGCGCGTCTCGAGCTCGCCCGCAAGCGTGGCGAGGACGAGAAGAAGATCGCCGGTGACATCGCGCAGCTACGGATCAATGCGCTCGCGCCGGTGCTCGCGCAGTACCAGGCTCACTACAACGCGCTCATCGCGCAGGCCCAAGCGTTCGCTGCGAAACAGGCGAGCATCGAGCAATCGCGCGTCGAGTTGAATCGCGCGATCGAGACCGAGGTCCGGGCGATCCGCCTCGAGGGGCTCAGCGGACTCGATCAATTCGTCGAGAAAAATCGCGAGATCGACCGGCTGATCTCGGAGGGCAGGAAGGCGGCCGCGCAGGGCGACATCGAAGCGGCGAAGCAGTTCTTCTCGGAGGCGATCAACGAATCGAAGAGCCTCACGACCGCCATCAATGCCGACGGCGTGCAAATCGTCACCGCGCTGCAGGCGCGCACGGCGAAGACCGAAGCGCTGAAGAAGATCGCCGACGCGGTGAACGATTCGCTCGGCGATCAAGGCAAGGCAGCGCAGAACGGCGCCGAGGCGACGAATCAGGCAATCGCACTCGTCGTGCCGAAGCTAAACGACCTGAAGGCGCGATATGACGAACTCAAGCGCACCGTCGACGCAGGTCTACAGCTCAAAGCGGAGTTGGACGCGGACAGCATCGCGAAGGCGTTCTCGATCCTCGACGAGCTCTCGAAGCCGCGCACGACGACGCTGACGGTCGAAGTCGAGGAGGTCGTGAAGAAGGCCTTCGGCGGACTCGTGCGCGGCTTCGATGTTCCGGGCATCACAGGCAACCCGATCGCTGCGCAGGCGCTCGCCGGGGGCGGTCCGGTGTTCTCCCGACCGAGTTGGCGCAAGGTCCCTGGCTTCGGCAGTGGCGATATCGTTCCAGCGGCGTTGCAGGCGGGCTCGTTCGTGGTGCGCAAGGCTGCGAGCGAATACTACGGCGACGGCTTGATGTCTACGCTCGCGCGTTATGCCGTTGGCGGACAGGTCAAGCCAGGCGAGAAGCGCAGCGCGAATCCGAAGGACCCGAACTACGATCCGCGGCTCGACCCGCAATCCACGCGCTTTGATCCGAGCAGTCCCGATCTCGTCGGTTTCTACGGCGATCAGAACGAGGACGCTTTCCGCGAGGTCGGTCTATCGATTGATCCGCCGACGCTGCCGACTGACGCGCGTGAGCTCGAGCGGAAGGTGCTGCAATATCTGGACGATGTGATTCGAATCGCGCGGCAAAACGAGCCGAATATCTGGGGCAGCGTCATCGCGGCCGCCGCACGCGAGCAAAGAATCTACGAGCAGCGCCCGACGACGCAGAATCTGATGGTTCTGCTGAACCGGGCGCGCGGAATCGGGCTCAATCTTCGCAGTCCGACCGGCGACATGATCGGCTATGACATCGACGGGAGAAGGTGGCACAAGCTGGGCTTCGTCAACGCTCCGGCTGGGCTCGCGGGCGGCACGGGCTACAACTATGACTTTTATGCCCAAGGCGGGGCGGCGCCAGCGCTTGGCTTGCCGCCGCGGCGGCAAGCGGGCGGCGGCGGTACCGACAGCGTGCCAGCG